ATTATCTAGATGATACCATTATACTATTTAATATTTATAGTGTCAAATCTCAATGCCACTTTCGTGTTTGGCGAGTAGATACTCTTTACATAGTCCAGAGCGGACAATATCTGAGAGACCAAACTCAACCGTGCTGACTGATGGCATACCCTCCATGATTCTCATGAAGTCCATGATGCCTGTCCTCTCTGATGCTTTAGTGAGGTCAGACTGAGTGGCATCACCACAGAAATGGATCTTGGTATCTTCACCAACACGAGTCATAATAGAATCGAGTTCGTGACCTGTCATATTCTGGAACTCATCGACAATGATGATAGACCTGTCGAGGGTGGTGCCTCTGAGGAATGATGTGCTCCAGAAACTAATAGTCTCTTGTGACTTGAGGTTGCCGTAGAGCATCTCAAAGTCAGACTCAGTAGGCATAGCAAACATATACTTTACCATATTCTTATAAGGAATCTGGTAGAGTGCTGCTTTGTCGTCGTGGTCTCCGGGTAGGAATCCAATCTCTCTCGTGGCAACTAGTGAGCGGACAATGTATACCTTATCATAAGGTGACGTTTCATCTAGCACTTCTTCGAGTGCCTTGTATAGGGTGATGAATGTCTTACCAGTACCGGCACACCCGTATGCAATTAAGTTTTGTCCTTTGTCGTACTCTTCAAACAGAAGTTTCTGATTGTCGGTAATCGGTTCGACCTTCGTAATAAAATCTGCACCGATTGGTTTCTTCCTTCGCATCTGCTTCGCGGTGAGACCGACCCCGATGGGGTTTGAAGACTTGCGATTCTTACGTGCTGGCATTGACTTACTAATAATACTACAAGATGGTTGAGATCAGATCTTCTCTACATAACTCCCCGGTGCTTTAGCTGCTTGACCGAGGACATCATTCCATCCTGGATTCTTTTTGATTAGTGTGTCTTTCCACTCACCGATATCTCCACCTGAGGCACAACCTTGAGACCAATCACGGACCCAAGGTTTGTTGTCCTCATACCATTGCTGGATGTCGTGGACGCTGACATCGATAATTTTAGTCTCACCAGTTTCGGTGTTGACTACATCAAATTTTGCCATAATGATTACTCGGTATGTTTATTTATGGGGATAGTCTTGCCTTGTGTAGACGCTTCTCTTCGTAGTATTCAAAGACTTGTGGGACCCACGCTTTGGTTGGTTCAATCATTGCTTCACACAATGCCTGGATCTCTAGTTGAGCATCCAACTTAGCACGGAGATCTAGGAAGTGAAGTAGAGAACGAAGACTAAAAGTAACAACAAAGTTTTGACGGATGCTCTGTGGTAGGTAGTCACGCAAGTGCTCTTCAGATGCACCGTTCTCAAATCCAGTAGCATAACGACGAGATGCTGCTACAGTTAGTCCCAACTCAGTTTCATAGTCATCCTCAGTCCACTCATACTTCTTACCTTTGCGGTTAGTATAGAAACCTGGAGGACGAATATAGAATACCTCTTGAGGATTCAGTCTGCCGTCAGCAACCTTGAGTACACGCTTACAGGTATACCTCTGGGACTGAACATCGAAACTGATTCCCACTCTGTGGGTGCGTGCCTGGACGACAACATTGTGGACGAATCCAGAGCAAGAGAATGTGATAGCGGGGTGTTCTAGGGGACCCCAGTGACCTCTACCATTACTTAGTAGTTGTTCGATGATCCACTTGCCTGCTTCACTTTCGTGTGGAATATTTGTATCTTCAATAGGTAGTTCGCTATAGTCATTCTTACCTCCCATAAACACAAGTTGTTGTGGGTTGGGAGTACAACGGATCATCTCAACCTTTTGTAGTGGGTCAAGACGGAGTAGGTCTGCTGCTTTTACGGGTCTCATACAGAATCGTCAGTAATGTGGTCAAACATATCCATAATAAGTTCTTCGGTTGGTGTCTCAGCACCATCCTCAGAATACTCAGTCTCACTAATGCGATGTGTCTCTGCATCAGTATAAACTTCTGCTTTCAATTCATCGATGAGCACCTCTATCGATTGAATTAAAAATTTAATCTTCTCAGCGTTCATAGTAAGTATTAATCAAAGATATTATAGCACAAAAAAAGAGAGGGTGTTACACCTCTCACTTTTTTGCAGTTAGTAGACTTAGCGTCGTCGCTAAGGTTACTAGAAAATAATTTTCCATTCTGTCCCCTATTTTGGGACACTTATCCAAGTTATCTTTACAGATTGCCATTGAAAAACCAATGAATCCAAGTTGTACGGCAAACAAACTTGCCAGAAGTTTCAAAAGAAACTCCTCTCTTTTAATTGGAGTCATTGGTAAGTCAAGTAATGGGTCAGCGCCTACAGGCACTTAACTTGGCGAGGAGAAGTTTTGCTGCCTCTTGGCGTGCTTCCTTCTTCTCTTTTCTGCGGATGATTTCCAGTGTATTCACTGTGCAACCTCCACCTTGACGGTTTCGGTGTACTTCTGTCCGCGATAAACGAATTCACGCTTCACGTATGCGTGCTCAGTAGTTAGAGCACTCTCGGTGTCATAAGACACACCGCGATAAGCAGTGGACTTATTGTATCCGCCGAGTAGTTTTTGGATTCGATTCATTTGAGTTACCTCAGGTAGTGGATGGTTTAGATCCCGTTCCTTCAGGCAACGTTTGCGTCCGTGTATATCTCAACACGGATGAACGTCCCGTTCCGCGTTGTCTTACTTGCGTCTCCGAAGAGATGAACGTAAGTGAGAAGTCATAAGACTTCCTGAATTATTTATACAACCTTAAGACCTACTTCCCCAACGGATATCGTCGTATGCCTGTTGGACAACGTCGAAAGGAATCTTGTACTTGTCGGTAAGGTTCTTGTCCTTGACTAAAACAAGAATCTCTGCCTCCAATGGGTGTACTGATTCCAAGATGTTGATAAACATCATCTCTCTGCGGGTGTTAGAGAGGTCATCATTACCACCTCTGACGAAGTGATATAGATTACGCGCTTCTCTACGAAGAGTAGTGCGTGCGGTTGTATCGCTGCTTCCAAGAGAGAAGTTGCCGCTCTCGTACATATCACGAGTGCTTGCTTCAATCTTATCACTCAGCGTGCCGGTGTAAACGTTTTGTTCGTTGTAACCGGAGTAAGGCACTGCTCCATCTGGAAGTGCTGATTGAACTGAGTCATCAAAGTTCCAGATCAGGAGTGCCTTGACGGCCATATTAGCATACTTTTGTAGTACTTCAACCTTCTTTGCTTTACTTCTTTGACGAGATGCTAGGTCAAAGATTTCAAATACGAGCGGGTTGTTTGGAAGGTTGAGAGCAAGAGACTGCCTTGGTTTGGCAGGAGTCTTAGCAGCAACCTTTGGTTTCGAGGTTGTTCTCTTTCGAGTTGATTTCTTTTTGGTTGTAGTTTCGTTCGCTTCAGTCATAATAACTCCATAGATTAGTCTTCATCATCCCATTCATCATCCATACCATATGAGTTTTCAAATCGAATGGCAAGGATGTCGTCGGGAATGATATTCCCTTCTGCATCATAAAATTCTGGATGTTGTGGGAGTGCTGCCGCTTGGGCAAACATAAAGTCACGGGTTAGATAACCAATGACACCACCCAGAAGGAGGAACATCAGGACCATAAAAGCAGCCATGATGCACAGAACAGTGGTCATAAGACCTCCCTCTAATTATTTTTATTTAGATACTCAAACAATACCTTCCTCTCGGAGGTGATTCAAAGCATCTTTTGCTCCACCAATGACTTCACCGTCCAAGATAATACGAGGAAAAGTTGAGTCACCAAAACGCTCGACAAATTCCTTCTTATCGAAGTCTTCATCGAGCATCTTTTTCTGGTAAGAGAGACCCTTGATGACAAGGAGTTTCTCGATAGCGTCACAGTATTTGCAACCTACTTTGCTGTAGATTTCATACATATTAATATAGCAATGGTTGTATTATACCATAGATTTATGGATTTTCAAGTTGGTGGACTCGGTCTTTTAGATTGCGTATTGATGCAACCAACAATGGGATGAGTGCCATATAGTTGACACCCCTATCAGTCTCAGTCTCACCAGTAAGATAATTGGTAGCAGGACCAAGTAGGTATTCAAAGTCAGTTCCTGCTAATTCTGCTGCAGAAATGACTGCATCTGTTCCTCTCCTTTCAACCGTAAAATCATCCCAGGAATCAATATCAAGGTTCAATGAGGTTGCGATTCCAGCAAATGAAGATGAGGTTGCCCCAGTAACAAAGAAGTTGGGGGAATAGAAAGCGTAAGTCTCAGAAGAAGAGGAGCGAGCATAGGTGTTGTTTGGTGTGCGGAATTGATCAGCGTGGATACGACGACCTGCAGGAACACAGTAAACACCAGCACCAAATTGCACACCATAATACTGACCACCATTACCAATACTACCAGTGCCAGCAAATGCCAAATACTGAGTCGCAGAAGATGAACTTTGCGTCCAGTAGACTTTATTGGCGTTGTCATTCGCTGGACCTGGAGGTCCTGGAGGTCCTGAACCACCACTACCGCCTGGAGGTCCTGGAGGACCAGTTACACTAGAACCTGGAGGTCCTGGAGAACCGGGACCACCTGGAGTTCCTGGAGAACCATCGCCACCTGGAGCACCGTCAGAACCCGGAGCACCAGCTGGTCCTGGTGGTCCTACACCAGCACCACCACTCATGGCAGATACTGATACCCACTTTTCTCCGTCCCATTCATAAGTGAATGTGCTAGTTTGATACCTATCTCCCACTTGAGGGTCTTGAGGAAAAGAAACTGCCATTGCCAACTGGTGTTTTGCTAGTATTTATCAGGGGTTTTCGAGTGCATCAATTCTTGCCAACATTCTCTTCATTACTGCCAACATAATACAAGTCAGTGTCTCCTCGTTATATGAGAGTGTGGTTACTCCGACAGCATTAGTAGATACACCAACAGAATTCAAAATTGCCTGCCTTGCTGCTGACATAGTATTAATACCAGCAATCTTATAGAAAGACTCACCGGAACCATCTGTATAGCGACCAAACTGAATGTTATTAATAATGTCAACACCAATACCTTCTGTGAAGGCATATCCAACTGTGTTGTCAGCAGTAAATTCTGTAGAGGCAGTTGCAACTAGAACAGAACGAGTAGAACTTCTACCCATCAATCCATTAGTATGCCAGCGCACATTCGCCTCTGAAGAAGGAACTGGTGCAAGACCTGGAGTATAGATTGGACCTGCGTTGTTATAAGCACGCAACTGATCCACATCAATCCTGGTACTAGAGTTATATGATCCTGGAGGTCCTGGAGGACCACTTCCACCGGGACTACCGTTGCTGCCTGGAGGTCCTGGAGGACCACTGCCACCGGGATTACCCGGAGAACCTGGACCACCTGGAGTTCCTGGTCCACCTGGGGTGCCATCGTTACCTGGAGCACCAGCGGGTCCTGGTGGACCAACACCAGCACCACCACTCATAGCGGATACAGAAACCCACTTTTCTCCATCCCACTCGTAAGTGAATGTGGATGTCTGATATCTATCCCCTACTGAGGGGTCTTGTGGAAATGAAACTGCCATTGTTCTTTAAGGATTTT